AAAAAACTAGTGTAACAAAAAGTTATTTATTTGTCAAGGATAATATTTTATTTAAATACCAGGATTTTCTTCTACCAAAGACAACTAACTCAATATGCTCTTCTTTTGTAGTTGGAAATTGATCATACCTATCAGTGAATTGATAAGTAGATTCAGGCAACAAATCTGTATTAGATTCTACTATTTTAGGCTCTGTAAGATACTCGCCATATTGTTTTATAAAGTTACTAGTGAATATTTCATACTCATCTAGCACATCTTGTGATATATCGTAATTATCTTCAACATATTTCCTAACATCGGAGATAGTCTTGTTTACAATATTACGTGAATGCAAAATAGGTGTAAAGCATGATATAAAATTCCATCCTATAAAACTAAAACCGCCTAATTTTTTAGTAACGTATCCTTGTTCTACCCACTCGTCTAAACATTCGTCCATTTGGTCTAATACTTCTTTAAATGGAAATTGAGGTTGCATAAAGTATTCATACATGTCTGTATGTAATTTCATATACTCTACACCATTATTTTTATGCAGATAGTCAGCAATAAGCCTGCTTACACCACCTGAATACATACCAATTAAGAACCATGTAAACTTAAGAACATATCTCATGTCAGTTAGTGTCATAGTATTGTTGCTTAATACTAATTGTATATTTTCACCAATGCCTTGATCTATTTCACTTAAAATGTTTTGCTCATTTGTGTCATAAAAGTAATCATACGAACTAAATGTTTTATATTCGTATTCATCTGCCTGTGTTTCCATCATTGGAGCATTTACTAGTAATGCTAATTTAAAAACTTCTAACTGCGTAATACCTGACTGTAATATTTTTTCCAAACCTGCTAGCCAAGTGTCTTTTGTTTCACCAGGCAAGCCTACAATTAGTTCTGTTAAAAGAGGAATGTTATTTTCTTTTGCAAGATCAACGATATCACTTAAAATATTAATTTTTAAATTTTTACGTTTAATAATTTCAAGTACATCGTCATCACCAGTTTGTAAACTAAGTACAAATCCAGTTTGAATTTTAACACTATCAAATATTTTAAGTATATCTACAATAGTTTTATTACTATTTTTAGCATAACTTACACTAATACCACTTGGGTATCCTGTTGTCTTTTTATTCTCAGCAATAATTTCTGCAATTTGCATATCTCTATCTTTAAAGATTCCAAAGTTACTGTTTGTCATTGCCATAAAAGGTAATTTTCTGTCAGCAAACCATTTAAGTTCACTTTCTATCCGTTCAAAATAAACTTTAAACATTTTAGAAGCAGTTAAACTACCCCAATCACAAAATGTACATGCATAAGGACAACCTCGGTCTGTCTCTAAAGTTGGTATCCATTCTATATCTGTATGTTTAGCCATTAAATTATCAAATATTCCTTCTATATAAGGACTAGGAATATCCAAATCTTTCATTCTAGGCTCTGCCCAAAGTTTTTTAATCTCTTCTTTATTTGCTATTGACTGTAATATTTTTGTACAAGCAATCTCTCCTTCACTTACAACTAAATAATCTATATAAGGATGTTTATCAAAAAACTCCTTGTCTTTCCAGTCTAAGTCAGGTCCACCTGCAAGTATTTTAACATCTGGGTTTGCTTGTTTTAATAGATCACAAAATCTGTAACAGTACTGACTACTCCATATATAAAAACTTATAATTATTACATCGCACTTTTTGTAATGTTCTACTGCTTCATGAACATTATCTCTTCTAAAAAGCATGTCGTATAGTTTATAATTTTCATTTACAAAAGGATCTTGCTTAACATAGGACCACAATAGTCCTACAGTATAAGGGAGATAAAAACTATTTAAATGTTTTGGTCCAGTCTGAAAGTTAGGCTGGATAAGGCCCAGTTGCAACATTATTTTCCTCTGCTAAAATTTTTCCTTTGGTTGTGAGGCAAATCGTTTGCTATAATATTTTTCCAAACAGCAATAGTTCTATCTAACCCTTCACTTATACCTACCTTAGGAACCCATCCTAATCTTGTAGTGATCTTGTGGTTAGTGCTATTCAACAAATATATTTCTCCTGGTCTTTTAGGTTTGGTATTCCAATTTACATGTCCTTCCCAACCTAGTTTATCTGCAATTATTTTTACATAATCTTTAATTTTAATTGCATTATCAGGTCCTATACAAAATATTTCTCCTGCACACTTGTCAGGATTATTTATAACTAATTCCCAAACATCTAGTAGATCATCTATATAAATGAAGTTTCTGTATGGTTCACCGTAACCTAAATTAATTTCCTTTGGATCTTTAAGCATTTGTGTAATAATTTGCTCAGTTACAAAAAAGTCATTATCCTTTCTGCCATAAGCATTAGTTTGTCTAATTGCAGTAAATGGTAATCCATAACTACGATGTGCATACTCTAGATATTTTTCACAGCCATATTTTGCAACGGCGTAGGGGGCATTAGGATTAGGAGGCGTTGTTTCATTAAATGCAATAATACCTTCTTCTTTTCCATCTCTAATAATATCACTAATAGGTTGCCATCCGTACACTTCCATTGTACTTGCAAACACAAAGTTTTTTAAATTAGGTAGTTCTTTTGCAACTTCTATAAGATTAACTGTGCCAGTATAGTTAATGTCACTAAATACTATCTGCTCGTAGAAGCTCTGTTCCACTTCTGTTCTTGCCGCCAAATGCACAATTATCTCTGGATCAAATGTTGATATTTGCATAGCAACTTTGGCATGATCCCTTAAATCTTCTGTTAAAAATCCCAACTCATGTTTGTCCTTTAATCTTTGGACCATGTTTTGGCCTATAAATCCATCTGCGCCTGTAATAAAAATTCTCATTGTATATCCTTTTCTGTTGCATATCCTGTAAGTTGCATTGTAAATCTAGGTTCATATCCTAAGTTTGCTACTAAATGAACTGTATCAGGTCTAATAATTGTAAAGTCCCCTTTTTTATAATCTAACCAAGTTTTATCTTCAATCTCTATGTAATGTCCCATTAACCTATCTTGTAAAAATAAATTTACTCTAACAGGAACCATTCCTTTTGTATTCATATCTTCACGTTCTGCTTTTTTACGCATTTTATATAACGTATCAACATGTGGTGCAATAAATCTACCTGGCATCAATTTATTCACTGTAACTATTCCATAGTGTAGCCAATCACTAAAGTTCTCATACACACTATGAACCCATGGCGGGCAATCATCTTCAAACACTTGCCATACCCAGGGTGCTTCATAAGGATAGTCAGGTACTGCTACGCCTTTGCTATTCCAAAAACCACCACTGTAAACAGTATTAGTATGCTCTGTAAATTTAAGTCTGTATAACATTTCTTCTGTTATATGACTTATATCAACATGTCCTTTATGCATTTTTAATAACCGTTATCTGTGTTGAATAAAAAGGTTCATCTCCCATATTTCCTGCCAAATGCCAGTCGTCAACTCCAAACTTTACCCAATCACCTCTTTTCCATTTTGTAAAAGGCTGATCGTGTACTTCATAATAGTGTCCACGTTTCCAATCTTCTAAAAATATTAAATAACGATAACTTTCGCCTTCGCCATATTCCTGTTTTAGTTTAAAATGTTTATCAACATGATGTGGAATTGTTTGACCTGGTGGAACATTAATAACACTTACAACATGATGATCAAAATCTTGTGGTACTTTTTTAGCCAAATCATGTACCCATTGAGGTGATGTTTCAAACATCTGCCAGATGCTACTATTATGCTCTGTATAGTATTGTTCTATTTTATCGTACTGTTGGTAACATTGAAAATAGTCGTCAAAGTTTAACAAACTCATTTGCTCGTTGGTTATACCACAGTTATCAATATGCCCGTATTTAATCACAGTAACTTTCCAATGTGCCCTTGCGCCTAAGGTCTAAAGTAGCACAATGAATGCCGCCAGACAGCGTCATAGAGTGTCTGAACTGTACTGGTACACTATCTATACCATACTTGTCTAGTTCTCTCATCAGAGGCTCTTGTGCTGAGTCTAATACAACTGTATTTTCGTCTACACTTAATAAGTTCATACCAATATAAGGTGAGCATGGAGGCATATAGCCTTGCTCTGCTAGTTTACTTCCTTGTACAACACAATCGTCGAACCAAATTTTATCCCATTTTTTAAACATTTCAGGACAATTTTCAGGTGTTACCCTACTACTATTCATTAGTACTAGTCCTGGTCTAAGTGGAACAATAGTACTATCAAAATGTGCAAAACTATATAGTTCACTGTAATGCATTTTGTAACCCATAGGTTCTACTAATCTTTTTAACCACTGATACCCTTTCATATTTCCTGAATTAGATACTTGGTATAATAAATCTTTACCCACTCTCACAATATTTGGTGCATCAAAACAAATCTCATGGTTAAGTAATGTAGGTTTGTCTTCAATATCTTCAAATGTATACATGTTATCATGTAAATTAGGTTTAGGTGCTTGTAACCATAATGCACCATCTTCAAATGCTTCATACATTATGTCTTCGTATAACTTTGTTTCAAAATATCTTGCTCTTACAGGAGTAGGAGTTTCAATAAGCATATCGCCTAAAGGTAATATTAAATCTCTTGGACACCAACTGTACCAGCCTTTTGTGTTCCAACCTTGGCCAATGTCGTAATTTACATTGTCCCAATCTATAATTTTAGGTCTGCGTACTGTTACACCTAAATTTTCTAATGCTTTTGCGAGTCCGTCTGCATCTTCATTTGCTTCGTCAATTACCCATTGCGGGTAAGTGCCTTCTAATTTTTCTACGTCTTCTTTTTTAAAATTTGCGTAACTGAAACTTCTTGCGGATATGTCAGTTGCAATTCTGCTGTGGTGAGCATGTCCAACGATGATCTCCTCAAGGGGGTCCCAATCGTTGTGGGAATTTACTATCATTTTGTCTCCTGTGTGTATAGTTATATAACCTACTATTTATAAGTTTTAATACTAATCTGCTAACCATTCAGAAACACAAACTCTATAATTGCCGTGTACTCCTCTATTAAACTCTGAGTGCCTTATATCATCTCCTAATCCAAAAATAATTGTATCAGTATATACTAAATCTTGCTCTGCACAAATATCTTCATATTTACTACCAAATTTAGTCCAATTATAATCAGGAGAAAAATTTTTCATATATTCAACACCTAATGCCATACTGTAATTATTCTGCATTTTAACTTCGTTTAACATACTAACACCATCATCTACATAATCTCTAGTAAATCTAATTCCAACTCTGTGATTCTCTAGTGTATGAAAAGGCTTACTTAAACTGCATGTAATTTCTTTTATGGCAGGAAACTCATCTAAATCTATATGTACGTTCTTTGATATGCCCCAATATGCTAAATCTAAACATACAGGAATATTATGAACTTCACAAGCCTTCATTATATGTTCAAAATCTGGGTGCATAGTACCATAATCGCTAAAAGGTGCACTTATTATTAATGCATGTAAATCAGGCCCTCTTAAAGTTCCTTCTAAATGATGAGGATAAGGTATTGTAGTAAATTCAACATGTTTTCCTAAACAGGCATGATACTGAAAGTCACCTGCTAAAACAAGTATTTCTCTATCTTTACTGTGCCTTAATATAAAATTATCAAATGTTTGACTAGTACCTTGGGTATAATCAGCAAAACTAAAACTTTGCAATCCTAATAAACTTTTTGAGTTGCTATAATTAATCCATTCTCTCCATACATTAGCATATTCATCTAACGTTGGGATATGTATATCGTTTTTTTCTATATGAAAATGAAAATCTGATATTTCTTTATTTTTAATAGGTCTCGCTCCTCTAACTGCAGGCATTTACTACCTCCTCAAAAAAGTTATTATTACTCATATATCTAAAATTTCCTGTGGTAATTCTTTTATAATTGTGTTCTACATCATTTTTTAAAGTATACATTAAATTATTAAACTCTGTATTGGATAATTTTCTTATGTTACTTATAGTATTAAAAAATCCTTGTACCCTTAATTTAAGTGTATCATGATTATTAAAATCTATGTCCCAATATTTACCAAATGTTTTAAACTCTAATTTGTGTAATTCCTCATATAACCCTTTACACCCTACAGTTATAAAAGGTTTTTTAAAGTACATAGGAAACATTTGCTTTTCATCTACATACCCATATCCATAAGGTTCACCGCCAGGTATTAATGCAATACTGCCTGTATCATATAACCAAGGTCCAGGAACACCTCTGTCGTTTAAATCTTTAAGATCTATAACATGTGGTCTGCTGTATATAGTATTTGTTATTCCACTTATTTCCTTTTCTGTTAGTTTTTCCTTTAATAATAAATCATGCATGGCGGTAGCCATTAAATGCATATGATAAGGAAATTCTTCTTTAGTTTCTGGATTGCCAGTTATTTTTGATAAAAAGTCTGGCGACATAGAATAATTACGTGAATAAGTTACATCATTTAATCGATTGCCTTTTTGTTCAATGTAATAGGATATTAAAAGCCTGTGACTTCTACAATTACGCATTGTGAGTAAAAATTTGTTCTTTAATCCTGCATATTCTGGATTAACACCTTGAGGAGGCTCACTCTGATGTAAATTTACATGGGTACCTTTTCCTAATATGCTTGTGATGTAATGCACTCTATCCAAATACCATAATTTATGTATTTTATTGACATTTTTACAATGTACTAGATGTTTTTTATAATTACCATAATAGTCTTCTGTTTCACCTGAGCCGCTCATAATAAATTTTATTTCTGGATATTGACTTGATAGTTTAACAAAATACATATTTGCATCAAAGAAATAAGGTTCAGTACTGGTATAAATTAAAAATACTGTGTTAGGTAAATTATAACTTACACATTCTGCTATTTTTTCATCTATTAATTTACCAAAATCTGATAGTGAAAATTTTTCTCCTGCAGACTCATATGATATAGGAAAACTTTGAAAGTCTATAGGAAAAATATTTAATGCATCACTAGGAACTTCTCCATTTAGGTTGTGTATAATATTAAAATTGAAATTATTTTTATCAAAACTTGTTTCGTCTGCAAGTTGGCACAGAACTTCAAGGGGCAAGGGCTCTCTGCCCAGCCAACCAATTTTATTGTGCTGTTCTACTACTTCATCAGTAAACTGAAATCCGTTATGTAAATAAACTAAATTAATATTATTCATATATATCCTGGCGGAGAGTGAGAGATTCGAACTCTCGGTACAGTTACCCGTACTCTTCCTTAGCAGGGAAGTGCTTTAAGCCGCTCAGCCAACTCTCCTTTCCACTATTTATTATTATTATATATAGTTATAATTTATTACTGATAAATATTGGTATGCATAACATGTGCAACACATTGTAAATTTTAATCAAAGTTTTTAAAAACCGATAAATAGTAACATGCCAAGATTAAGTTTATGGAATCCAACAAAAACAAATGACTATAGTTTCATTGATAGAGTTGTGGGCGAGCATATTTTCGCAGGCGGAACTGGAGTACATATACACAAATATATGGGTATCCAAGATACACCAAACGAGAGCGATCCTACTAGACCAAGCAGTGGATCAAGTGCTAATAGTGAAGTTTTTATACAAGATCTATTATTTTTAGAAAACAGAGATAGAAAATATAGCGAAGACATTTATGAATTAAGGGGTCAATATAACTTAGGCGATAATGATGCATTTGATTTAACACAATTTGGAATGTTTTTAGCAAACGACACATTGTTTATAAACTTCCATACTGAAAGCATGGTAGATGCAGTAGGCAGACGTTTAATGCCAGGAGATGTTTTAGAACTTCCTCATTTACGTGATGATCTACTTTTAGGTAGTGATGAAGCAATAAACAGATTTTATGTAGTTACAGATGCTAGTAGGCCTGCAGAAGGCTACGACCCACGTTGGTGGTCACATTTATGGAGAGTCAAACTAGGTCCTATAACAGATTCGCAAGAGTACAGAGATATTCTTGGTACTGGCGAGGAAGAGGGCGATTTAAGAAACTTAATTAGTACATACGCAAATGAAATTAAAATTAGCGATGCTATATTAGAACAAGCAGAGCGTGATGTACCGTTTGATCCGCAATATAGAAGAACAGGTCATCTTTATATGGATGATTCCGTACCAGATAAACCAGCACCAGGACTAGATTTTGGTGGTGCAGACGGTAACCCAGTTAATGGTTCAAGCATAGTGGGGAGTGGTTCAACGTTCCCAACAAGTGGCACTAGTGACGGTGACTTTTACTTGAGAACAGACTTTAGTCCTAACAGACTATTTAAAAAATCAGGTACACGTTGGGTAAATGTAGGCTCTGATATGACAGGTTCTTGGAGTGCGGCTAACAGAATACTTAAAGGATTTATTAACAACGATGCTACATTTGTAGGTGATAATGGCGAAACAATGAACGAAAAGGTTGGTTTGAGTAAACTTGTAAAACCTAAAACGGATAATTAAAAATGAAATTTAGTGAAATAAAAAAATTAACAGAAAGTCAAGAACAAATTGATAAATTAGAAGATAAAAAATTCGACTTAAAACGTGCATTGGAAGATGCTAGAGATATCACTAAAGGTATTAAATATGCAGATACTCATATGCAGATAATTATAAAACTAGGCAATCTTGCTGAAGAACACGGATTAAAGATAGACGAATATCAAGAAGGCAAAGTATTTGAAGCAAAAAATAAATTAGAATCAGAGATATATGAACTAGAAGAAGTTTTTACAGAAGCAATTAGATCAATATCAAATAAAATAGACGAACTAGGATACGAAGACTAAAATGGCAGGCAAAAATTTAGATTACTGGTATGATGAACAAATAAAAAGATATTTGATTCAAATTATTAGACTCTTTTCAAATTTTCAAACACGTGAGTACACAAAAAACGGTGTAAAATATAATCGTGTACCTGCAAGATACGGTGATGCAAACAGAATGGTTGCTAGTATATTGCGTAACGGATCAGAGAATGTAATTAATAGTGCACCTTTTATAAGTGTAACTATCCAAAGTTTGCAACCCGCAAGAGATAGAACGCATGAACCGTTCCTTGTAGACACAACTCAGGTTGCTGAAAGAGAATATGATAACGAATCACAGTCATATCAAAATAATCAGGGTAACTTATTTACAACACAAAGATATATGCCAGTACCATATAACATGACAATACAAATGGATTTATGGTCTAACAATACTGATACTAAAATGCAAGTACTAGAACAAATATTTGTCTTGTTTAACCCAAGTATTCAATTACAGTCAAACAGCAATCCTTTAGATTGGACTAGTGTATTTGAGGTTGAGCTCACAGACATTGCATGGAGTAATAGAAGTGTTCCTGTAGGTACTGAAGACACTATAGATATTGCAACACTTACATTTGCTGTACCTATTTGGATAAGTCCACCAGCAAAAATTAAAAAGCAATCTATTATACAAAGAATTATAGCAAATATACATAGTGTAAGTAGTATATCAGATTTAGGTTATGACGAAGATTACGCAGACTTTTTTGGCGATATAGAAGATACTGCTGAAGTAATAGTTACACCAGGACAGTATAGTGTAAGGGTTAGTGGAGCATCAGCAACATTACTAAATGAGCAAGGTATTGAAGTACCCTGGACAGACATTACTGAAATGCAAGGTGACGTTAGAGTTACTAGTTTATTAAAATTAAATACCAGTAACGACTCTAATAATTTTTTAGGAGAAGTTTGTGGTACTGTAAGTTTGGACACCACAACACCATCTAATTTAATATTTAATTTAGATACAGATACATTACCGACAGATACAATTAATGACGTTGATAAGATTATAGACCCTAGAGCCAACTATCCAGGAGACGGCACAGTAGCCGCGGCAAGTAATGGGCAAAGATATCTTATAACAGAAACAATTACTGCATCAGGCTATACCAATTGGGATATAGATGCATCAGAAAACGACATTATTGAATATAATGGCAGTAAGTGGGTAGTATCTTTTGATGCTTCATCACAAGTGGGCAATACACATTATATGCACAATACATTTACATCCAAACAATATCAATGGACTGGAACTCAGTGGATAAGTAGTTATGAGGGAGAATACAAACCAGGATATTGGAGACTTGTTTTATAAATGAATACCACGGCGGCTGGAGTAGTTTTCCTAGCCAAAGACACAGGCAGATGCATGTTGCAACTCAGAGAAGGCAACAAAAGATTTAATCATACTTGGGGTTTTTGGGGAGGCATGATGGAGAAAGGTGAAACTCCTTACAACTGTATTAAACGTGAGTTAGATGAAGAGATTGGATTTGTTCCAGAACTGCAAAAATTAAATCCTATAGACGTATATCAAAGCAAAGATCAAAATTTTTATTACTACAGTTTTGTATATGTGGTAGATAAAGAATTCCAACCACCCAAATTAAATGGAGAAAGTGCCGGATACGCCTGGGTAGACATAGGACAATGGCCTAAACCATTACACAATGGTGCCAAAATTACATTAAGTAGGAATGGTGGCACACAAAAACTACACACTATACTTAAAATAAATTCCTGATAAATATTTCATATGAGCAAAGGCGAAATTATCGATTTTGTTATTTTGCGGATAACTACCGAATTAGACAAGTTTCAAAGACAAAAAACAATTCCACATACATTACTAGAAGGCGCAATAGAAATAGACGAAATAAAAGATGTCTATTATGAAAAGTTATCTCCAAAGTATCAGAAAATATTCAATAGACTTGTAAAAGAGTATCACCAGAATATTGGCAAAAATATCGAGTCCCTAAAAACAGCAATGAAAAAAGACTATGCCAGAGTTGTTAATAATATGTCTACTGAGCATGAAAGTTTTAGATTTAAAGAAGTAATGAATTCCTATCGTCCAGGTATAAATCCTGTAAGAGCTTTATACTATCAATCACGTGATGTAACTAGACGTTACAATCCTGAGAATCCATTCCATTATTGGTTAATTGATTTAGTTGAAGATACTGAATTTAATAATATAATTTTAGATGCTTTAGCAAAAGATGTTAGAAAACTTGAACGTATAATTAAAAGATATTATTTTCCATTAGTAAATCACGGTGATGGAATACCGTTAGAACTTTTTCATGCTAAACAGCAATTAAAAGACTTTAAACACTATTACTTATTTTTTAGAGGAGTCAAAGAGTTTCGTCCAGACGAATAATTACTTTGACGTTTTACGTTCTATACCGTCCCAATCACCTATAGGCATAGGTTGTTTTATTCTTTCAGCATATAATTCTGCTAAGGTATCATTCCATTGATGATCTTTAATTATTTCTATTTGATTTGAGCATGTTGCCCACTCTCTGTTTTGATATGCATCTACCATTCTGTTTACTACTCTTGCATACTTGTGATCTTTTAGTATAGTATAAATTGTTACTGATGATGTTTGTCCTTTAACTGCAATTTTATCTAGCATTACTAAATTTTCAGGCGATGTAATTTGTTTTAATGTATGTTGGGTAAACATAAAAAATACACCATACTCTTTTGTTTGTGCTTCTAGTCGTGCCGCTAAGTTCACACTATCACCTAATACTGTATAATCAAAACGTTGGTTACTTCCCATGTTACCCACAACTGCATCACCTGTATTAATACCTATACCTACAGCAAGGGGCATTAATCCGTCTTTAAACAATTCCTTATTTAGTTTTTCTAGTTCTGTTTCCATTTCCTGTGCTGTTTCGATGGCCAATTGAGCATGATTGTCAACATCAAGTGGAGCATTCCATATCGCCATTAAGGCGTCACCTATATACTTGTCTACTGTACCTTCCTTACGCATAACCAGATCAGTCATTGGGGTCATATACCTGTTAATAAGATGGCCGAGTCCCTCTGGATCTGTTTTAAATTGTTCTGATATCGGAGTAAATCCACGAATGTCTGAAAACAAGTATGTCATTGTTCTAGTATCACCACCTAACTTTAGTAAGCCAGGGTCTTTTTGTAATTTTTTAACCATTGCTGGTGCAAGGTAATGTTCAAATTGTTTGTTAATAAGTTCACGCAACTTGTATTGCTTGTAAAAGTTATTAAAAGCGGCCTGTGTAAACACTAAAAATCCTGCTAATACAGGGAAAGTAGCATCTAAAAGTACTAATTGCGTTTGATAGGAGTACACACTATAATACCCTATTCCGCCCAAGATAAGCAATGACACAGGCGCTGTTAGTAATAAAGGCAGTCTATATACTGCTATTGCAACTAGAACCATTATCAGAAGTGCTGTCAGAAGCTCATAGAACGCGGCTGTTTGGCTTCGTGTTATGTTACTGCCACTTATAAAGTTCTGTAGCATATGAGCTTGTATCTGTTGCGGATACAAATTACCACGTGGCGTTGGTACAGGGTTTGCAATACCCTCTGCTGTTACGCCAACTATAACCATTTTACCTGCTAAGTCTGGAATACTTTCTGCACCAGTATACTCTATAGTTTCAAAACTGTTATTGAAACGTATGTATGCAGTACCATCTGGTTGTGTAACTATTGGAGTTACTCCTTTTACAGCAACCTCTTGTATGCCTATTTCACTTGTTTTAACAATATAACTTTTTTGCCCTCTACTTACTCTGAGCATTTCAACAGCAAAACTAGGATAAATTCTGTCCTCTACTGTAATTGCTAATGGATATGTTCTTGTTTGATTATCTGGCTGTGGAGCAGATGCATTTACGCCTTTACCATTTACTACAGACTCCAGTATAGATACATTAGTAACTAAGTTAGGCCATTTTAGTAAATAATCTTTCGCAGGTACTGGTCCTATTGTGCCTGTTCCTATATGAGGGCCTGATGTTTTAATTCCTTTAACACTAGGTGTTTGGCTTAGTACATTAAAATTTATAGGGTTACGTCTTGCACCTGGTACATTTACTTTATTTTGTTCTAGGTATTGTGCAAATACTTCATCTCCACCAAAGCGATCTGCTTCTGGAAACATAACTGTCCAACCTAAAACTCCACTATTCTTACTAGCAACATCTACAACTAATTGAGCATAGTATTGTCTGGGAAAAGGATATTGACCAAAAGTTGCTAAAGTGTTTTCGCCAAAGTTTAGTAACACTATATCATTACTAGGAATAATTTCGTCTAATTGCTGATAACTATCAAATACCTGTCCACGTAAACTTTGTACTGGAGTAGGGTCTGCAACTCTGAGTACAAGTAAAAGTGCAATAGATAGAGCTATCGCATAGCCACTGTATAACCATTTCATACCGATATTTATCGTATTTTTAAGTAAGATCTAATGATATTGCATTCAAAGAAAAAAGCGATAATAAAAATATTACTACCGCTTTGATCATTGTTTACTCGCACTCTTTAGGATTTTCAGAACAATATTTTTCAATTTTGTCCATATTTTCAAAAAGTAACTGCACCAACTCCTTGGTACTTAATTCCTTCTTACCATTTATCCTATCTAAGAAGGTTAGTCCTTTTTTGGTGCTTCTTCTTCGTCTTGTAGTTCGTCAGTTTGTCTATCTACTTCATCGGAAACTGTTTTTACAACACCTTTTCCGAGATCTGCTCCAGCAACAACAACACTCTGTGCTGTATCAACTGCTAAAGTTCCTACGGTTACAACATCATCAGCAACTGCTGTTGTTATTGTTGCCGCTCCGCCAACTACTGCATCAACAGTACCTGTGACAATTTCTGTTCCTGCATTCCAAACACCCCCAACTGAGGCACAACTTGTCATGAGAAAAAGACTAAACATACCGAAGAAAGTCGTTAAATTCTTCATACCTTATCTCCTTATATATAAGTGTTATAAAGCCAATCTGCCTTTATAACAGTAGTTATTTATCACTTCAGTATAGTAAACTATACTTAAATATGTTAAATTCTAAGGTCGTTAAGAGGTTGACCGGCTAGGCTATTTAGATCAGCATGCCATAATTCGTCTAATAAAATTTCTCTTGTACTTTCGTTTTCTGTGGCGTGTATCAACATTATTAAATTGTCTCTGTTTGATTGTTCTATCAAATATATTAATTCTACCCATTTATATAATAACATAAACATTGCGGGGAGACATATCATTTTAATTACAAGTAGTGGATAAAAATATGCAAGAATAAAAACATGACCACCTAATAAAGTGTAGGCGTATATTTTTAAACTTTTAGTGTATTCCGATATCATAATCTATATCCAATGGAGAGTCTACTATAAAAATACCCATATTTGGTGCTAAAAATGTATTATCATATATGAACATTGATCGGTCTGAAAAACCTGATGCTTTATGTACTTCGTGTATAAGAGCCAATACTGCACCTATATAAGCACATGGAATAAAAAATACAAATAATATTAACGATATTGTAGGATACAATGTTATAAACAAAAGTACATGCCCCATTGCTATTGCGACGCCGTACATTCGTAAACTATTAGTAAATTTACTGATCACGCTCGTCTAATTCTTCCTTTATGAGAAATCTTACATATTCGTCTGCATTAGTTAAATTATAATCTGATACTATTGCAAAAATTAAAGTTATAAAGACAAGTGTCATAACGAACGATAGATATAAATTTATTCCGGCTGTGATCTTCAGCCATTTTATCATGTGTTTCATAGGTTCTATTAGTATAACAAGAAAGTATTAGGATGTCAAGTAATTATGAAAACTTATTTTGAATCCATTTAACACCAGCATATATTGTAAGTCCATATACTGCCATAATTGTTAATGGTATTGAGAATGATACTAATGTCCAAAAGTCTAATGTGAGTAATGTTTGTGTAAAGTCAATAATTGCTTCAGCATCACCTACAGGTTGTATCTCCCTTGTTGCTTCATCGAACTCCATACCTGCTTGTTCGAGTTGCATATGAAATTGGGTTTCAGGAATACACATCATACCTTCAGGACAATTTCCTTCTCCTGGATACTTAGTTCCAACAGGATTTCCGTATATATCTAAGTCCATTATTGGGTGCCTTGTGTGACTGTTACTGAACAGCCTCCTGATGTTACACATGTTTGACTAAGTGTGTAACTTTGATTTGTGGAGCCTTGCTGTAATAGTGTTACTGCGGAAGACTGGCTTCCGTATAAATTAATTGTGGCTGTATGGGCGCCGTCTCCTTTTTGCTCTCCATTTACATTTATTGGCTGACCTGTATTGGCATTTAGGTAAACATTTTTTACACCATTACCACGTTGTCTCCAAAATACATCACTATAGTCTGCATTATATAAACGTACATCCATTGTATGGTTTGCATAAAGTTGACCTGATACTTGGCTAAGTGTTACTTCTCCATTATCAGCATGTTGGTCTAAATTTATTAAATGGCCGCCATCGTTGTAATTACCTGCGGTGGCACAACTTGTATCATTAAGATTTATTAAATGGCAACCTTGTGATATTGTAATTTGATTATCGTTTCCCCAAACATGTAATCCTATTGTGTTACTTTCATTATTAGGACCGTCATTAACTTGGAAGGTAGTTATTTCGTTATTGTTGCCGTCAATGTCTCCACAGAATGTGGTATTGGTACAATTAACCGCTCCCCATAATGTGGTATAACCAAATTTATTTCTGTCACCAAACTGACTTACATTTACTGTATTCCCGTCTCCGTCCATGCTAAAGTAAACTTCATTAAAGTCACCTTTTTGTACTATACCTAAATTTAAATTATCTGCTTTAGCATAATTTAATCCTAAGTCTACATTAATATCATTACCATCGCCTTGTTGTCCTATTCTTAAAAATAGTTCTGCACCTTCCTGATCTAAAGTTATTACATTATCGTCTGCTGTTACTGATATAGGTATTAATAAAAACATACTCAATATAATATAACCTAATACTAGTAAAGGGGTATCTTTTGGTTTCATATTATTTAATTTTTCGTCTATGCTCATTGTTGTATAATCTCTATT